GTCGCTGGTTGCCTCAAACCGCAGGTTTTGTACGGCTTGCGGTACAGCTGTTTTGCCAATCGCGTTAAAGGTCAGGCTGGCAAAATCCGAAGACTGCCGACCCAGTGAGTTGATGCTGTAAATCTCAAAGTTGTAGGTGGCAGCACGGGTATCGAGAATCTCGGTGTCAGGCTTAGTAACCGTCAGCTGTTCCCAGTTGTCGTCACCAGCGCGATAGCGCACCTTGTACTGCGGGATGCCCTTAACTGCTGCCCAGCTAAGAATGATCTTGACCTTGGCTTGGTCGTTGGCGGCGTAGAACTTCTCTTCTGCTTTTGGACTGGTAGGCGCGGCAGGGATCGGGTTTAGGTTCGTGATGCTGCGCGTTGCCAGCTTGAACCCACGTTCGACGTAATCGTATTTACCTGAGTTGTAACGCAGCGCTGTAATGCTATAGATCGCACCTTCTTGCTCCTTGACAGTTAGAACGCGGAACTGCTGAGTCTGAATGGCAGTTGTCTGGATTACCCAAACGCTGTTCTTCTGCGGTTGCGTTGTCCAGTTTTCATCAACGGTAATCAAAACACCAGTTCGGCTGACAATTTCCCGAGTCTCCAGAGTCCCATCAGGCAGCAGAACACTGATCGTGGCGTCATCGCTAGGGAGCCCCGTTGTGTCATCGACCGAAACCGTCTTTGCACCAGAGCCGACAATCCTGCCGCCGAAACGGACCCCCGCCCGCATCGGATCTTGTATATCAACAACAGCGCCAGGGCGGACCAGAACGCCAGCGTCGATTGATGCGCTGAAGCTGACGACTTCTGTCTCCTGCTGTTCGGAATACAGGATCCATTGCCCTAGCCTGTTGGCTTGACCGCGTGAAGTACAGGCGAAGGCTTTAATCTCAGTAGCGACCCAGCCGTACTTGTCGATGGCGTCGCGGTCTTCAACAATTTCGTAGTTCTGCTCGCGGCTGTCCAGATCTAAATAGCTGACAACTGCAACTGTGTGGCGGGTCTTCAGGTCGCTGCCTGCATAGCTAAACCCCGGCTCCAGCACGTTAGAGCGGTTGAACAGGTAGCTGGAATCAGTCGGCTTGTCTTGAGTAATCGTCAGCGCACCAGTTGACCAATAAGGCTGCGATCGCATAACCGAGCAAAGGTCATTTATCAGCTTGTACGCCTCGTACTGGTTCTGAATCAGCGCGTTACAGGCAAAACGCGCCTCCTTGGTGCCAGCGCCAGTGCCATCGTCTACAAGTTCGTTCGCATACTGCGACGCGGAATAGAAGGCGAACTTGTCTAGTTGTGCCTCTGCAACATGATCGCCAAAACCGTAACGCTTGCTGATCAGCAGGTCATACAGAATCCACGCGGGGCAGGTGGTCCATTGAGCAGCGCCAAACGTGCCAGTCCAAGTGCCGCTATAGGTCAGCCGCCCAGTAGCTGCATCGACAGTGGCATTGTTCGGGATTTTGACCTTGATGCCACGGATTCGATACGCCCGCGCAGGGATGTTGTTGAACTGCTCTGCTTGGAATCTGACCGCTGCCAATGCGCTGTTGGGATAGCGCAGTTTCTGATAAATCAGTTCGGTGTAACCCGTGAAATAGGTGGGATTTACGTTGGTATCACTGCTGTCTGCTGAATCACGCACCACGCGCAAATCAACCGGAAATGCGCCATCAATATCGACGATGTAATCCCGCTCGTATTTATCTGCCGTGCGTCCGCTGATCGTATCAGTTTTGACGGTGGTGTAACCGCCGCCGTTGTATTGCAGTTGGATGCTGATCGTAACGCTGGTGCCAAGCACGTCGCCCTCGGCAGTGCCGCGCTCTAGGCGTGGGATGGCAATGCTGACGCGGACAGCGTCAACGTTGGTATCAGTGATCTGCCGGGTGACTGGGGTCGCCTGGACGATCTCTACGTTGACACTTTTGACGTCTTCAGTCGTCTCACCAAACTTCTTGATGTAGCTCTGGGCGTTAGTCCCATAACGTGCCTCAACGGTGACACCTTTGAAGTTGTAATCCGCATCGGTGAGATTAGTGACATCAGCACCAGAGCGGAGGATTGGAGTGTCTGTCAAATAGACATCCTTAAGAAGCGCCTTGTTGTAATTATCTGTGCCACGGGTGTAATCACGCGCAGACGGAAATCCTTCGATCTCACCTTCGCAAAGCAGATCAAGAATGTTGCCAAAGGCAGTAGACGCCAGATTGTCCGCCGTGCGGATTGGCGTTCTGACGGCTGGTGGCGCTGACTGCTGGACAACGACGGTCTGCTGGACGACTGTTTGCCCACCACCGCCACCGCCGCCACCACCTGCGCCGATGATCTGATTCTGCTTTTTCTTCGTCATGTCAGATCGTGTCAACGTCGATGCCAGCGGAGATCACCACCGAACCCACGATAGTTTCGCCGTAGACCACAGGCACGGGAGTCCCTTGACGGCTGGTGTTCTGAATCCCGCTAAAGCTGTAGGACTCCTGTGGGTCCATTTCGGTGCCTTCGGTTGTTGTGCTGCGCCCGCCGCCTAACGATGTGTTGGCTGGTCCAATTTGCCCTAGCTGCGGGGTTGGCGAAAGAAGCTGCGAAACACCACCCAAGACGAGAGCAACACCGACTGCCCCTACTGCGGTCGCAAAGGCACCGCCAACTAAACCCATGCTGATTGCTGCGCCTGCTCCAGTAGCACCACCAAGTCCAGCACCGAGTCCCAAGAAGCCGCCCGCAGCGGGACCGATAAGAATCGCGGTTGCGATCAGGGCAACGCCAGCCAAAATCTTGCCCGTACCGCTGCCAGCGCCGCCTAGTACAGGAACGATCTTGATTGTTTGACTAGCGGGATAATGAATCTCGTCAAGATCGCTTTCGTAGTTATCGACAATTACCTTGTAATGCTGGTCTGCCATGTGGCGTTCTAGTCCGGGGAAATTAGCCAGCAGCATCCTGATCGCTTCGCCTGCGCTGCTGATCTCCGCTAAAAACTTCCGCTGACCAACAAACTTAGCCAGTGGTCCGTAGAGCCTGATCTCCTTTTCCATAACGCAAGACCCTACCGGTGCATTTTAGGAGCCACTCACCCAGCAGATCACGGCTAGACAAGCGTCCACGCAAGTGATGCAGCACTAGTTGATCGCCAATGTAGACCCCAACGTGATTGAGCTTGCCGGAGTCAATCGCCATCAGCATGGCGTCGCCAGCCTGCATCTCTTCAACCGGCACCTCATAAAAACCAGCTTCGCTCCAGCAGTCGTCAAACATTGGGTTCTGGTTGAACTCCTCTGGCGTCGTCGGACGATCCCAGTCAGGCAGTTCAATCCCCTGCTCGCCGTACCAATCGCGGACTAAGGTCCAGCAGTCGCTAACACCCCAAACCCATGAACGCCCGATCAGCGGCGCGACAAATCCTTCAGGGACACACTGCCCCCATTGCTCGGTCTTGGGATTGACGATGTACCAAGGCAAGCCCGATTTTTCGCAGGCGACCTTGTCGGCTTCGCTTGGGATTGGCGGCGTGACTGGATGACTGTGGATGACCGCAGTGATCTCGCCTTTGTCCTCGGCTGCCGCGTAATCCACTGGGTCAAGGATGAAGAACTCGTTCCCTTCCGCCAGATTTCGACACGGGAAATAATGCTCTCGCCCCTTGACCACCACCAGCAGACCACAGGCTTCACGCGGGTCTTCTGCTTGCGCGTGCTCCAGTGCCTTTGCCTTAGCCGTCGCCTTCATCCGTTAAATGCGCCGATGCCAGGGAATCCTCCGAAAGGTAACTCAGCCGTCGAGCCGAAACGAGCCTGGCAACTGCTTAAACGTTTGCCGCATTTGTCATCAGCAGAATCCGTGACAGCTTTGTCGTTCTCGTCAAAGAAACTGCTGCCGCTGTAGCCGCACTCTGAACCCTTGTAAATCCAGGGGCAAAGATTGGCGCTGCACTGACGCTTAGGGGCGCGAACTCCCGCCAAGTCAAAACTCGCGCTTAGCTCAAAAGTGACCGCGTCTCTTGTCTCGCTGACCTTTCGGGCAACGTAGTAAATCTCAGACGGCAGCGTTGCTGACGTGTCTGGCGTTCCGTAAGGATTTGTGCCGCCAGTGAAATTAACAGCGTCGATGTAGCGAACGAGCGTGCGAATCCGGGTCAGCTTGGCGCCGGTCAGATCGTTGCCTGCTGTCGTTTGATTCACATTAAGCAAGATTGCTGTGATGCTGCCGAGCAGATTGGCGACCCTGATTGTTGGGCGGGGCAGGCTACCGCTTTCAGCGTTGTACTCAAATCCCTCGACCTCTATTGGCAGGGCGGAATAGGTGTTGCCGTCCCAAACGATGTTCCCGTTAGTGCTGAGCGCATTGGTGCCAGCGTGGAAGCGATAGGTGAAGGCGCTGCCATGGATGTTGGCGAACAGCTCCAGCTCAAACAGCTCGATGATGCTGCTTGGATTGATCTTTTGAAGCTCGGAGACTGGGATCGCCATCAGGGCTCAAAGACTTGAATGAACCGTGCCGTGATCGTGGCGCGATTGTTGTAGGGGATTGACTTGCTCCATTCAGGGCAAATCCACTTATAGGAGGTTGTTTCGTCCAGAGGGGTCCAGTCAAAGCTGGCAGAATCCTCCGCCCTGGCATCCAAGAAAGTCTCGATGGTGTCGGCATCAGCCTCGGAGACATTCCAAGTCAGGTCCCACTGTTTTGGGTTCATGTGCGAAGGAATCCCATACAGCAAACGCTGCTGGTAGCCATCGCCGAACTGCACCGTTCGGGTGTTGGGGCGGCTGGTTTTCTGCGCGCCGTATGCCGGTGTGATTGAAGGGAAGGTAGCCATTACGCGAGCAAGCCTCCAGGGCGCTTCTGTTTGATTAGTTCTTGGCGGATAGCAATACCAATAGCTTCGCCAAGGCGCTTCGATTCATCGCCATTCCCTTCAACCCTACTGCCGGTTGCATCGACGCTTACGTTGATCGTGGCGCCGCCCATCGCGTTATTGGGGATGATGCTGCCGCTGCGTCCTGGCATGAACAGCTCAGGACCGCGCTCGCCAACGATTGCAGGTTTGCCGCCGGAGATGCTGCCGCCATCAGCAAAGCGAGGCAGACTCTTGAACAACGATGAGCCAGGGAACAGGCTGAACAGGGCAGTATTAACTGCGACCTGCAGGAGCTGGTTCGCCAGGTTGCGGAGCATGTTGGAGGCGACTTCTGCCAGCGACTTGGTCTGATCAACTGCTGCCATCAGCATGTCGCTGACGCCTGTTGCGATGGTCTGCCCAAGCTGCCCATAGATCTGCTCAAGGCGCTGGGCTTCTTTCTGCTGCTCTCTCAAAGCATCAGCCTGCTTCTTGGCGTTTGCTTCGTTCAGATCCTTGATGCTGGCAGTTACGTTCTCGGTGCCATAAAGGACGTCGAGCTGTTCCTTGAGGACGTCCCTCGCTTCTTGAGATAGCAGCGGGAAGTTTCTGTCGATTTCTTCCTTTCTGACTGACAGCTCAAGACGTTTTTGCTCTTCGCTAGTCAATGCAGTAGCCAGCCTTGTTTGATCCTGAAGCTGCTGCAGCAACTTTTCCCCTGCTTCGGCTTGCTGCTGGAACGGAGTTTTCGTTGGTTTCTTGCCTTTGCCCTGAGTGCGCGCAGCTAGTAGCGCTGGCGGTGCTGACGCAGCAGCTACAGCAGGCGTGGTCGCTTCAGGGATGATCTGCCCCGTCTTGTAGCCGTATTGCTCGATCAGATCCTTCTCTCGCTGGAGCTTGAGCTGATTGAACAGAGCTGGGTCAAGCTTGCCGCCGCCTCTGATCAAAGCGAGCTCTTTCGCCTCCTCCTCTGCTTGCCGGAGGATCTTGGTTCGCTGCTGCTGAGTCAGACCGAACTGCTCGGCGCGCCTTGCGGAGTTGATCAGTTGGTTAACAGAGTTGATCGCGCCAATCGCCTGATCAAGGATTGCCTTAATTGCTGGGCTAAGAACCGTGCCAACGACCCGAGCAATGTTCTCGATGCCATCGACCAGGGTGCTGAACTTGCCTGACAGCGTGTCGGACTGAGCGATTGCACCCCCTGCATATTTGCCGCCTGTCTCCGTCAGCTTCTCAAGGGCGAAGTTGACAGCATCAGCGCCAATCCGACCAGACTCCAGTGCCTTGCGGAACTCATCAGCGCTCAGCTTGTACTCTTCGCGCAAGACGCCAGCGATGTCAACGCCGCGCTCCTGAAGCTGCAGTAGCTCTTCGCCCTGCAAGCGTCCTTTCGCTTGGATCTGACCAAAGGCAGTGGCAATGCCGCCCAGGTCAGCGCCAGTGGCACCAGCCACATCGGACAGACGCTTGGTGACATCGACGATCTTTTCTGTCTCAAAGCCAAACGCCTTTAAGCGCTTTGCCGTCTCAATCAGCTCCGAGCTGGTGAAGGGAGTAACAGCGCCAAACGCCTGAAGCTCAGCGATGATGTTTTTGGCGTTATCAAGCGAGCCAGTCAGAACCTGCAGGCTTCTAGTTTGCGTCTCCAGTTCCGCAGTTTTGAAGATGACAAACCTTGCTGCCTGAATCGCGGTGAAGCCAGCCAGCAATCCGCGAATCGCCCTGCCAAGGTTGTTGACCCCAGTGCTTGCTGATTTGGCAGCGTTTCCGGTATCCCTGAGCTGACGATTGAACCCACGGATATTGTTTTGCGCCCCCCTGACAGCTTGCTCAAGCTGCTTGGTTTCGTTCTTGACTTTGCGCAGCGGGTTGAGAGCCTTTACGGCATCAACGATCAGTTCAACTCTGGACTGAGCGCTTGCCACCGCTGCTATCGCTTACAGATGACCCAATCTATCGCCGCTGATTCTTCGCGCGTTGCATCGCCTCCTGCTCGCGCTCGTTCTTCAGCTCATAGAACGCAGCGTAATAGGCAAGCTCCGCATCGGTCAGCTCGTTACGCATCCGGCTGACCGTCATCCCCAACTCGCAGGACAAGAAGAACTCAAAGAAGAGCCAGTTGTCCTGCTTCAGTCGTTTTTTGCTTCCTCAAGCGTTTCATCGTCGCCCAGACCGAACAGGAACAGCTCCAGCTCGTTCAAGACTGACTCAGGCAACATGCGCTGCAGCTTGGCGGCATCAGCAGGCGCAAAAGCTTTGCTGCCATCCTGCAGCTCAGCCTTCTGGCACAGCATCTGGGTGCTGATGTCCAACGCCTCGTCCGTACCAGCCAGGGCTTGCGCCTTCTTGCGGTCAGCCCTGGTGATCGGCGGGAAATAAAGATCCACCAACGCATCACCGCTGGCGTTCTTCAATACAAACTTGCGGCGCTGGTTAAGGTCAAACGCCTCAACCAGCATGTCAACTGTCCGCTTTTGTACTGGCATCAGAGCTTATTTAATCGCCCTGATACTACACCTCATCACTCAAGGTTGCCGGTGATGGTGCCACTGGTGATGAAGTTGCAGCTCACAACAACAAGCTCACCGACGGTGGAACTGATCTCCATGTCAGTGATGATGCCAGCAAAGCTGATCGAATCAGTGCCGCTGGTGGTGCCGGTAGTGAACAGCTCGAAGGTTGCGTCTGCGCCGTCAGCAGTGGTCAGCACGTCTTCCAGGAAGCCAGGTTGACCAGTTGCGTCGGGGTCATAAACCAGCTCGACGGTGCCGGAGCCGGAGATCAGGCTGCCAACAAAGGAACGAAAGGTGTCACCGTGATCGGTAACGTCCAGGGTTTCCTTAGTGGTGGTCAGGCTCCAGCTACGGGTGCCGACGATAGTTGCATTAGTGCTGCCAGCGGCGTCGAACTGGACTGCGCCCTGTTCGCCTCGAAGGATTGCCATGGGTCAGAGTTCCTCGATGGATTCAAAGGTCACACGGACCTGGGTTTGAAAGTAGCCCTCGGGAGCTGGTGAAGCCAGTGCCTCTGGACCTGTTGGAGCGTCGAAGAAAACCCCCGACACGTTCACCCTATTGTAAAGATCACGGATTCTCTTCCCGATTGTGTAGTTGGCGCCAGGTCCAACACCAGGGGCAGAAAAGATATTGATTGTCAGTAAGCCGAAGATGCGGTTTTGGCTGTTGCTGGTGCTGCCCTGGCTTAGGTATTCGTTAGCGCCAAAGGTGGTCAGGCATTGAACCCAGCTTGACGCTGG